GTTAATACTTGTACTGCCGAGAACCAGTGTGCTACTAGCAGTGCCTCTGTTGTTCTTCGTGGAGATTGGTGTTGTGTACGGCGCATTCATGGCATACACAAACAAAGGGTTCCTTGTGGATCCATCTTGGATTGTGCTGTCTGTGTTTTTAATCTGGGCTCATTCAGTGTACAACAACTTCGCGACACAGAGCAGACTACGACAACAGATCAAGAAACAGTTTGAACACTACCTAGATCCCAGAATGGTCAAGAAGTTACAGAAAGATCCTGGCTTATTGAAACTGGGTGGAGAAACAAGATACATGACTTTCATGTTCTGCGACATCAGAGGGTTCACTCCCATATCAGAACAGTACAAGGACAATCCAGCAGAACTTACAAAACTGATCAATAGATTCCTAACACGCATGACCAACGTCATAATTGGCAATGGTGGTACTGTGGACAAGTTCATGGGTGACTGTATCATGGCATTCTGGAACGCACCACTAAAGACTGCGGATCATCAGATGTTGGCAGTGCTTACTGCTTCGCAGATGCAATCAGAATTGGCCATGCTGAACACACAACTTACTGCAGAAAATTTACCAAACATAAAGATAGGCATTGGTATCAACTCAGGGGAGGCACTGGTTGGTAACATGGGATCAGATCAGAGGTTTGATTACTCCGTCATAGGTGATCCTGTTAATCTTGCGGCACGACTAGAGAGTGCAAGTAAGACACTAGGACACACTTTGATAGTAGGTGAGCAGACCAAAAAGGTAATCGACGATAAGTTTCCTTTTGAGTTTGTTGACAGCATCACAGTCAAGGGCAAAACCGAACCTGTGAACGTGTACACACTAACACGTTAAATACACATATAATGAGCTTTTGGAATCTAGTAGCAGAACTTGGCATGCCTATTGCGGCAACAGTGGGACTTGGTGCTTTTATAATGATCATTATCAAGTATATCTTGGGCTCGGTTGTAAGTAGCATTACTTTTATTGAAAATGTCATTACACAACTAGACAACAGAGTAAAAACAATGAATAATGACATATTAAAAATTGACCAAGAAGTATCTGAACGACTTGGATTGCCTGTGGACACAGACAGGATTGCAAGAGCTGACGGCAAAGTGGACGCAAGGAAAGATTGATGGACATAGTAACACTAATCAACGATTATGGATTTCCGGTAGTTGCAGTTTTCTTTCTTGCATATTTCATCTGGTATCTCTACAACTACATTGTAAATCAAATCAAACCTAAGTTGTCATCAACATCGGCCACACTCATAAAATTGATTGACAGAGTAAGATTACTTGACAACGATCTAATTCGACTGCAAACCAAGGTGCGAACGTTTAGCAAAAAACGTAAGAAGTAGTAGTTTAACTTCTGTATTTTATAGTTTAAATATTTGTATGAAATTTGTAATGGTAATGATCATATGTTTTGGTATAGATTGTGATGCCGTATTTGATCCTACATCTACTTTCAGCAATTATGATACCTGCTATTCAACTGCCCTACAGACAACAGCATATATGCAACAGATGTACCCAATGTCATCTGGTGAGATACACTGCTTCAACGAACAACAACTAGACGAATTCCAAAAATTCATGGATAATGGTAATAAGCCATCATTGTTTAACCCAGATCCAGGACATTCAGGCATAGACGCCTAGTTGACGACACACGTTTTCTATAGTATAATATTGGTATGATTCACGCAATGATAGATCTTGAAACACTTTCCACACGACCAAATGCTACCATACTTACGATAGGTGGTGTGAAATTTGATCCGTACAAGAATATAGAACCATCACAAGGATTATATTACAGAATAGATGTTGATTCACAAACTGCCATGGGCCGAGATATAATGGAGGACACAGTTGAATGGTGGGGCAAACAGGCAGAGGACGTGAGGGAAGAAGCACTAGGCGACCATGACAGAATAGATTTGAAATACTTCATTAAACAATTGAACAAGTGGAGCGTGGGTGTAGACGTATTTTGGTGTCAAGGTCCTTTGTTTGACTACGCAATACTACAAAATTTTTACGCACAGATGGATGTGCCTGTGCCCTGGAACTACTGGCAGATCAGAGACTCCAGAACACTGTTCAGTCTTGTGCCTCGTGATCCAAATGAAAAGAGAACAGGACTACACAACGCACTCGAAGACTGTTACTTCCAAGCAAGAAAAGTTCAGCAAGTTTTTCAGCAGTTGGGTATTAAAAATGACAGATACTAAATGGTATTCCATACAAGACCTTTACACCATACAAGACTACAAAATTAAACACAAAAAAGATCCTGTAACAAAATGGATTAGATTACCATGTGTGTACAAAATCAAGATCAACGACACAACAGTAGAAGTTGGAAGATCAGATACCTGTAAGAAACACGGTGGTGCTGAAAAAGTAAGGAAAGCTATTGTGAATCTTTTGGACATCAATGCATACAATCCAAGTGTCACTAAAACCAAACGTTGGGAACAAATAAGGTTGCGACACAGGCCAAATTCAAGTAATATAAAGATAGGAATAATAAAAACAAATGCAATCAAAAAAACCTATCTACAAGAAACCCTGGGAAAAAATTGACAGCTATAATGAATCAACATGGGTTGGTAATGACAACCCTATATTTGAAAACGAACATTGTGGCGTATTCCGAGACAAGTATCCGGTAGTAAAAGGACATCTACTTTTTGTACCTAAGAAAAATGATCCAGTCACAATAGCAGAAGCATACAAACTGGCCTACTACTGCGGAGAAAAATGGATAGAAGAAGGCAAGATGGATGGATTCAACGTTGGACAAAACAGAGGTGCCGCGGCAGGACAGAGCATATTTTGGCCACACATACATTTTATCCCAAGAAACAAAAACGACCATGAGGGAGATTCTCATAACGGTATAAGATTATCTGTACCCTCTGGTGACCACACTAATTATTACTAATGAGAAAAGTAAAAAAATTAAAGAGAAGAGAAGAAATATACATATCACCTGATGGTGGGGAGACTGTTTATGTGCAGAAAAAAGACGGAAGTAGAGGCAGGCTAGTTTCACAAAGTCAATATTCAAAAGATTTAGAAACTGTTCGAGATGAGGATGATATGGTAAACGAACACGCTGTCAAAATGAGGAGAAAGTATCCTGCACTTGGTAAAGCATGGAAACACTACAAGACAGTCTGGCATTTAATTATGGCCAATAAATAGGATATACAACTATTCCAAGAGTGCTTTTACCATGCGTATACGCCGCTCTAAAGCAGTCTAAAGGGGTATTTAAACAACATTATGACCAAGTTTGTAAGTGTAATAGGAAACGGTGAGAGCAGAAGAGGTTTTGATATAACACCACTCAAAAGTGTTACAACAATGGTTGGCTGTAATGCCATGTTTAGAGATCACAACCTAGAATATGTGGTTTGTGCTGACAGGCATATGTGCCAAGAGGCCGCTAACACAGTTGGTAAAAATACAACAATCTATACCAGAGAAGACTGGTACAAACAATTTGCCTTTTGGTCTAATGTAAAGAAAGTGCCGGAGTTGCCCTACGAAGGAGACAAGAGACAGGATAATCCTTTCCATTGGGGTACCGGACAGTTTGCGGCACTGGTCGGCATGAGCTTCAAACCAAAAGCCATATTCCTAGTTGGCATGGACCTATATGGTTTGGGCAAGGAACAAAAGCCAGAAAATGTCAACAACATATACAAAGGTAGCACAGGCTACACCTATATTAAAAGACCTGTCGATCCAAGTTATTGGATATATCAGTTCAACAAACTTTTCGAGCATTCGGATTGCAGATGGATTGTGGTAAATGAAGATGGTTGGAAAATGCCAGAAGAATGGAAGGCTAATAAAAATGTCTTCCAAGACACCTACGAAGGTCTTGCCAAGTTCGTTAACAAGCAGTTGACAAAATAAAAATAACAAATATAATTGTAGTATGAGTAAAAAAATGGTTGATCATTTAATGGTGCAAGAACAGATACGTGGACCATACAAAAAGTGGAAACACATGGTTGCTGTAATGTGTCTTAATTTGACTTACAGAAAACAAGTTAAACAGATATTGCCCAAGTTATTTGCACGTTATCCTGATCCAGTATCTTTTATAAGAGGCCGACAAAAAACTCAAGAAAATTTACTCAAGCCATTAGGCATGTGGAAAGTTAGAGCTAAAAGAATTAGAAACATGAGTGTTGAATTTTTGAGCTGGGACGGTAAAGAAGCAAGTGACCTGCACGGTATTGGCAAGTATGGCTCTGACAGTTACCAAATTTTCTTCTTCAACCATATTCCACCTAATGTGCAAGACAAGGAATTGAGGAAATACATTGACAAATTGACAGTATAGTTTATAATAGTATTATGTTTGAAAAATATAAAGATGGAGATCTTATAACTCTTAAATTAATGCATGGTGAAGAGGTGATCTCTACTCTGCAATCACAAACCGAGACTACAATTGAAATTAAAAAAGCATTGACATTAATGCAAGGGCCACAAGGCCTTGCATTTGGTACTTTCTTCTCAACTGCAGATCAAGAAAAAGAAATTACTATCGCCAAAGACAAGATACAGTGCGTCTCAGTTATTAATTCAAAAATAGAAGAAGAATACAAAAGAGTGTTCCAGACTATCAAAACACCTGAGAAACCAAAAATTATTGTATAATGAAACATTTTGAAAAACACAACAAAAGTATTAACTCTCTTATTGATGTGACAGAAGCCATGCTTAATGCAATGGAGAAACATGGAATTGACCCGGAAACGTTGTCACAGAGGCCTGAGTTTACAATATTAATACATTTTTTAAAGAGCATTATTGATGGTGAGTTAAATATACCAAACGAACTTACTGACAAGATAAGAAACAAGTCAGAAACAGAATTAGGATTTGATCTCGAGGATATTAAAAAGAGATTGCACTAATGAGAGGACTCAAAGACTTTCATCCCTCTATAAACACTCTGCAAGTCATCAATTAAGGAGAAAAGATGACTTACTACTCAACTAAAACATACGGACACAACATAGGACTAGCCTGTGTGTTCAGGCAACCTAATGCAGATCACTCACATTGTCATTTGCTACACGGATACAGTTTACAGTTTAGATTCACATTTGGTTGTGATGCACTAGACGACAAGAACTGGGCAGTGGACTTTGGAGGTTTGAAGCCTTTAAAGGCATGGCTGGAGGATAACTTCGATCATAAACTTGCATTGGACAAAAATGACCCACACCTTGAAAAGTTCAAAGAACTAGAAAAATTAGATCTAGCAGAAATAAGAATGTTCGATGGTGTAGGTGCTGAGATGTTTGCCAAACATGCATTTGAATTCGCGGACAAACTTATCAGAGAGAAAACTGACAATAGATGCTATGTCGTGGAAGTGGAATGTGCCGAACACGGAGCCAACAGTGCCATCTATAGAGAAAAAAGCAGAATTTAATTTTTTATTTGAAAACATTGTTGTACAATATGACAACAAGCAAATAAGGATTCATTTATACGATACACCCCTAGGCAGAAGATTTATTGAAGCTCTCAAGGACAATCTCGAGAAGAAAAGAATATTAGAAAAAAATTTTTGTTTTTTAGGTTGGGCTGATTCAAAGAGAAATTTATCTTTTTTATGTAGTGATTTGAACAAACATATAGCTCAGATCAATTCTTTCAAGTTTGATCCACCATATGAATATATCAATCCATTTACAGTAGATGATTTTCAATTTAGTTCTAGGTTGAAAGTAGGCCTAGGACCAGAAAAAGAAACTCCAGGACTTAGACTAAAGCACGACGCCTGCAATTTATTGCACAGGTATTTTGAAGAACTACAAGGTACAGCATGGAAAATATCAGACTTCTACAAACAAGCAGACAACGAAACCAAGTATGCAATTAGACAATTGAACAATATATGTCATGAGATTGAGAGCTGGGTTCTGTCATACAGGAAAAGTGTTGTTGAACCTGAGTGGATGAGGCCATCACAAATTACTACATTTTTAAATGCACCCAGACACGATTTGCACCAAGAGGACTATGAGCTGTTTAAACAAAATAGGTATGATAGAGAAATGGGTGGTGTATACTTGCATTGGTCACAAGTGGGCAAAACATTGTTTGAAGTTTATAGAGACGAACACGCACCGGTCATGACCGAAGCATTATGTTCAGAAATCAATCATCAAAAGTATTATTCTGGCGAGTTTGATATAGAATGGGGAGATACTATCACTGAAAACACACATGATTTTAAAAAACAAGAGATGGATGATTTTAGAAAATGGCTAAAACAAAACAATTATGATTGGGATGATCCTAAACTTTCACTAGGTTATATAAAAATTGGACAAGTGGATATGAAAATTGGATTTCAAAACAAACCGTTCACAGAAGTATATCATATGATGAAAGATAATTTAAATATAAAAAGTATTCACACAATTGGTTCAAGAAGTTGGGAGAATGTTTTTCCATACACGCTTGACAGTGACGACTGGAAAGAAATGCAAATAAAAGGATTAAAGCGAGGATATGAATCACGTAGTATGCGTTAAGTGGGGGAACAAGTATCCATCACCATATGCCAACATCCTTTACAGTATGGTCAAGAGGCACACCACAGTACCTTTCGAATTCCACTGTATAACAGACGACATCAAAGGGCTTAATCCTGAAATTAAAACAATAAAGTTTCCTAGCGAACCATGGATCAAAACGTGGTGGAGCAAGTTGTGGATGTTCAGTCCAGACATGCCATTAAAGGGCAATATATTATTTTTTGATCTGGATGTGATAATACACAATAACATAGATCCATTATTCACTCACAATCCAGGCAAGTTCATGATAATCAGGGACTTCAACAGATGTAGGGTAGCAGACTGGAAACAAAGTAACTCCAGCTGTATGCGTTGGGAGGCAGGAACCATGAATCACCTGTACACAGATTTTGTAAGCAACCATGAAAGAATAATGAAACAGAATTGGGGAGATCAAGACTGGATCATGAAAGCAGGTAAGGATCAAATAACACACTGGCCCGACGACTGGATACGTTCATACAAATGGGAGATGATAGGATTCAAAGACACAAAATTAAGGGACAAGAACGGCAAATGGTTTTTTAAAAAACCTGCGACAGTGAAAAGCGAAAACAGAGTAGCAGTCTTCCATGGGCAACCGAACCCAATGGAATGTGCAGATCAATTCGTAATTGATAACTGGAAATAGTAATAAATACACATGCAACGCCACAGTGTGTGACGTCGGCAAAAAACACTGACCTCTTGATGTCTTAACTGCGTGGGCCAGGCCGTAAGTGGAATCTCCACTAGCTTTACAATTAAAAAATTAGAGTGTAAAATACGTTATGTTTGAAAACATACATAATTGGCCTTTGGAGCATTGGCACATAGAACTGTGTTCTAAATGCAGTCTGAAATGTCCTAGATGTTCTAGGCAGGAAGTCCCTGAAGGCCTTACAAATACAGATTTAAGTCTGGAATGGTTCAAGCAAAATTGGACCGGCAAACTGCTGACAGAAGTGCGGAAAATAACATTCTGTGGTGACGATGGTGATCCTATATATGCAAAAGATCTTTTAAAAATACTTGCATGGTTAAGGGAACACAATGGTCAAGTTCAATTTGTGATTATTACCAACGGATCTTATAAGACAAAATCTTGGTGGGAACAACTTGATAACATCCTAAACGAAAAAGATCACATACATTTTTCACTAGACGGTTGGGATCAACAATCAAATAACCTGTACAGGGTCAACTGCAACTGGTATTCAATAATGTTGGGCATTAATGCCCTACGTGGAAGCAAAGCATACAAGACCTGGGCCGCGATTGCATTCAAGTTCAACGAAGACAAGCTAGAGATCATGAAGGATATGGCAAAGCAACACAAATTTGACAGCTTCCAATTGACACTCAGTTCTAAGTTTGGAAAAAATTACGGAACGTATCCAGAAAATGATCCACTTCAACCAAGCGATAAGTTTATAGCTTCTGGGAGATTCACTAGAACAACTACCAAGCTGACTGGTAAAAAATGGCATGACAACTGTGTTGATATTTTTACAAAAAGGTTTTATAATACAGATAGTACTCCGTCCATTATACCTTTGTGTATGATTGGCAACAAAGGGCTATACTTGAATGCGAAAGGAAAGTTCTATCCTTGTTGTTGGACGGCACTAAGATATGGACACAACAAAGATATTTTTGATTACATCAAACCCCAGCAGACCCTGGGAGAAGTGCTAGACGACTCAATGTGGAAGAAATTATTTGGAGATATACAGTCAGAAACAGCACCCAGAGAGTGTGGTGAAAAATGTTCTGCAAAAAAATGGAGTTTAGATCATGCCACACAATGGTAGTAGTTACGGCAGAGTAAAAGTTAAAAAAGTAATAGCTGATCTCAACGATATATCTGAGGATTGCGGATACCAGAAACAGTTTGAACACAATGTTGACATGAACAGCAACGGAATAGCGGGTGAATGCATCGAGTGGTGTCAACGAAATTGTGAGGGCAGATGGGGTTGGTGGTTTGAACCTGCAGGACACATAGAGAACCCCCGGAACCATTGGGAGGATCAGAACAGTTTCATGAGTTTTGAAAAGAAAAAAGATGCAACACGTTTTTGGTTGGCTGTCGGTATTGCAAATATGGGGAACAAGGACAGATAATTAATAGTATGAACTTATTTGAAATAACAGATGAAGCAAAGAATCAAATTGAAAAATTGCTGGAAAAGAATCCGGGCAAATATGCGGTCAGCCTAGCAGTTAACGGCGGCGGCTGTGCAGGATTCAAATACGAGTGGGGATTTGCTGACACTAAAGAAAGCATAGCAGAAGGTGACCACATAGAAGATTGGCACACAGGGAAATTTGTTGTTGATGAGACTTCAATGATGTACGTGGCAGGCACAAAAATTGACTGGAAGGAAGAGGTGTTTGGATCACAGTTTGAAATATCCAATCCCAATGCATCAAGCGGCTGTGGGTGTGGTGAGAGTTTTGGTGTTTAATGGACACCGCATTTGTTATAGGTAATGGTGAAAGTAGACCAATATTCCCAATTAAAGATCTAAAAGACAAAGGCATCATTTACGGATGTAATGCCATTTACCGAGACAACCCAGAACTTTGTGACCACATAGTTGCAGTCAACCAACCCATGTACGAAGAACTCAAAGCATGGCATGACAAAGCAAAAACAAATTTAAAGATACACGGCCCGGAAGATATCAGTAAATGGAATTACGTCTGCGAAGGAGACAAAGAAACAGACACGCCAAAGAATCTAAAATTGTATAGGATGTGGAGAGGTGGTGACATCAAGAAAGGCACCACAATACGAACAATAGATTTTTCTTTGAATCGAGGTTCTGGTTGTTCGGCTGTATTGATGGCGGCACAATCAGGTGTAAAGAATGTTGTCATACTGGCATTCGACATATTGGGTTCGCGACAATGGGAAAGAGATATGCCTAGTAGGGAACAGAACAATATGTACAAGAATACCATTAACTATCCATCACGTGTCAGCATGAAGGCATACCTTAAGTACGAGTGGATGTACCAGCTGAGGCAGACTTTTAGGAAATTTCCAGATACAAATTTCTATTTCATCAACAGGAAAGAATACATCGAAGGTAATACATTTTTGAGATGGTACTTTGACCAACCCAACATCAGAACCGGTATATATGCTGATCTACGTAGATGGGTTGATGGCCAACGTGATGATATTAGATGGGTGAAACTATAAAGTCTTTGTAGTAGAACTGGCATCCAGCTGGTATATTTTTCTCATTTTTACACCAACTTTTTGTGCGTACTTTTTGGTATCACAATAGGAACAAACGTGTTTGTAATCGTTTGATGCCCTGTCAGGATCAACCTGTGCTCTGGGCCTTAGAAAAGTTACACCGCAAGAGTCACACTTGAATACATATATGGTGTTTTTCCTATGGAAGGTATGATAAACTCCCAATTTACTCTGGCGTTCGTACAATCTCATGGTCTTGAGCGTTTCTATGAACATATTAGTATTTAATAAATATGTACAACACATTATGGCAAGATTAAACATAGACACAGGAACAGCAGGAAATCCAGCGACAGGCGATACTTTACGTACCGCTATGACCAAGGTCAATACGAATTTTGAAGAAGTATATCAGATAGTTGGAGATCCTGACACAGGACTTTTGACTACATCCTTAACCAACGGTGACATAAAAGTCCAACCAAACGGTACAGGTGTTGTGGAGATAGATCAATTACAAATAACAGATTCCGCTATTACTTCACTGGTCACAAACGGTGATGTCACAATCACTGCAAATGGAACAGGTGATATCATTCTAGGTGCTGTAACAATAGCAGATAACAAAATCACAACAAATGCGTCAAATGATGACATACACATTGCCGCTTCAGGAACAGGTGCTGTAAAACTTGATGGAGCATCTATCTTTTTAACCGGCAGTATTCCAACCAGTGATCCAAACGTTGCTGGCAAATTATGGCGTAACGGCAATGATTTGAAAATCAGTACAGGCTAATAGTAGCCGTTTTCGCATATACCCTAAATCCACTAAATATTACTTGATATGGCTCAACAAATAATAGATGTCGGTGTAATAGCGAACAGCGGTGACGGTGATTCGTTATATGCGTCGGGCAATAAGATCAACAATAACTTCGGTGATTTCTTTGATCTAGTACCTGTCAAAGCGGATATAAAATTCTTTGGCAACAACATCACATCAAGATTATCAAACGCAGACATAGATATACATCCAAGCGGTACAGGATCAATTGTGTTTCCTGGAATCAGAATTAAAGACAACAATATCGAAACGACAAGGACTAATGATGATATAAGAATTATGGCCAGCGGATCAGGATATGTTGTCATAGACGGAATTGGTTTCAATGCAGGCACCAGCATTCATGCTTTAGATTCTTCAATCATAAATGTCAACGAGAATTTAATTGTAGACGGCAACACATCAGTTGCTGGTGGATTTGATTTTGCCACAACAAAAAATTTCCTAACTGGTTCGACATTTGGCAGTTTGACACTGGCGGATGGATCAATTACAGACTCAAGTGGAGCCATAAGTTTTGGAGACGAGAATCTAACTACAACAGGTACATTGACTGCGGCCACTGGTTCATCAATAGGGAATTTAACTTTAGCTAACGCATCAATAACTGACTCAAGTGGTGCAATAAGTTTTGGCAATGAAAATTTAACAACCTCAGGAACTATAACAGCCGCTACAGGTTCCACGATAGGTAACCTTACACTAGCAAACGGCTCAATAACTGACTCATCAGGTACTATAAGTTTTGGTAACGAGAATCTAACAACATCAGCTTCGAGCATGTCAATAAACAGCACACTGACTGCAGGAAGTGGATCTATCACAGACTCAACAGGAGCCATTAGTTTTGGAAATGACAATTTAACAACATCGGGAAACATGACTGTCGACGGGGCAACTACAATGGCCAACATGGCAGTTTCTGGTGCAACATCGTTTGCCGCTCCTGTGACTGTGGACAATCTTACTTTCAATGACAACATAATTTCAACAAGTTCAAATGCAGACCTAAAACTTACACCTGGCGGTACAGGTGTTGTAAATGTGTCAAATTTGACCATAGACTCATCTATAAATTTCACAGACAATGTTGTCAAGGTGACAACATCAAATGCAGACTTGATTTTATCTGGGAGTGGTACAGGGTCTGTAGAGATCAACAGGATAGATCTAGATGATGGTACAATAGATAACACTGTGATCGGAGCCAACGATCCATCAACAGGTTTGTTTAGTCCATTGAACTTTGACACTTTGGTTATACCTACAAAATTAACATTCTCAGGCAACACACTTTCATCTAGCAGATCCAACGACAACCTAGAGTTTGAAGCAAGTGGTTCTGGTAATGTAAAAGTTAATGGTCTTGCACTGCCTAACGCAGATGGCCAAACAGGACAGTTCTTGCAGACTGATGGTAGTGGCACACTTTCATTCGTGGGTGTTTCCATAGCATTGGGAGTATCCACAATTCAGGACTCAAGGAACACAATAGGATTTTCATCAAAAACTCTTATCGATGCCAACACGGCAGTAGGTGCTCATGAATCTATACTGGCAGACACCAGTGTGATAGATGAATTTGCACAATCTAAATATGACAGTGCATGGTATCTGGTATTGAACAGACTCGAAGCGGCGGACAGTGCAATAGAATATCAAATGCAGAAATCAGTGATAGCACAAGGGACGGCTGACGGTTCTACCTTTGATGCATTCAATGGTAACTCACAGATAGTTAGGACAGCGGCCAATCAAGAAATACAACTTACATCTGATATCAGAAGTGCCACTGGACGTGTGAGACTTCTAGGACAAGGTGGTACGTTGGAGGACGGCTCAACAACGTCACTTATTAATGCTGTTCAATATTTTAGAATTGGATTGGGAGATGATGACTCATCAGGAACACAGGCAGGTTCAGGACTTGCACAAACAAAATTAGTAGCGGACCTGGACTCAGCCGCGGCCACGCTGGACAGTTGGGCCATTGCAGATCACAGGGCGGCGAAGTATTTCGTGTCAATAAACAACACCACAACAAATGAAGTTTCTTCAACAGAAGTGATGTTGATCCATGATGGCACAAACGCCTTCATATCAGAATACAACACAATAGTTTCCAATGGAGAATCTACACCTTTGGCCACGTTCACTGCTGACATCAGTGGTGGCAATGCCAGATTGAGAGGTGCGAATGGAACAGCAGGAACATGTAGGGTGACCATGTACAGAATTTTAATATCAGATGATGATTCAGCTTCGGACGGAACATATGTAGATGTGCTTGGTGCTCAAAGTGTAACCAATATTGGACAGACAACAATAGACACTAACACATTTAGGGGAGATGCCGCACCAGACGTCAGTTCACAAAAAACCATAAGCAGTTTCGCAAACACATTTGACAGTGTCTGGTTCCATGCTATACACAAAGACCAAACAAACAACGAATTTGCCATGCACAAATATTCAGCTAATGACGGTATCACTACTGATGGCAGTACAAGGCAGGTCGGAATTACAGATTCGTCTGTGCTTAAAACCGGTGCAATGAATGACATCAATGTGGTAGATGTTGCTATAAATGGTTCAAACATAGATCTCAAAGCTACCGGGCAGAACGACGGGTCTACTGCCATCAAAAATGCAACAAGCTATTTTGCGTTGGGACTAGGAGACAACACAGCGACCGCAACATCTGGAAACATTAAGACACACGCAGGAGTTACATTTGGTGGGAACAATGAAACGAGGGTCGACACACTGACAGCAACAGGAACTACAACTTCTATTTTGAGTTCGCAAAGAACTCTAGCAGAATTTACTGCTACTGAATACGACAGTGTATGGTACTTGGGAGTATCAAACGACATCGAAAATTCAGGACTGGCAACTTTCAAATACTCTACGATGCATGGAACTACTAGCGACGGCAGTACACAAGATGCATTCATCACATCTTCAAGCATCACAAGAACAGACTCAGCACACGCCCATTTAGAAACTGATGTAGATTTGAGTGGTAGTAACATAAGACTTTTAGGTAATGGTGGACTACATGACGATTCAGCAAAATCCAATTCCAACACAATAGCATACTACAGGATCGGACTGGGTGACAACGACTCATCGTCCTACAGCAGTGATGACGGAGTAGCAGACACAGACGTAGTCACGGTAGGTGGAATACAAGAGACAGAAATTGACCATGTGACAGCACATGGCACACACTCCACACTATCACACTCAGGAACCACAACCTGTGCAGAATTTACGGCGGGACAGTATGACAGTGCTTGGTTCTTTGTGGTCAATAAAGATGTTGCCAATGGCAGTTTTGAAACAAGGAAAATATCATTGATGCATAACCTACAAGATTCTTTTATGACGAATTCGGCCATTGTCAATACTGACGAGGGCGACAACCATCCAGTCTACACCACAGATGTGGTAACATCAGGTGACAGCACCAGCAAGGTTAGAATAAGATCAACTGACAATGATGGCAGTACTGTGGCCAACAACAACACATTCGCTTATTACAGGATCGGTTTGGGTGACGATGACTCAACAGGATACTCGGGTGAACAAACAGATGAATCATCAATAGCGAGAGTAACCATAGGAAGCACGGTTGCTAACATTGACACCTTTGCCAGAAATGCAAACAATGGAGCAAAATATTTTATTTCAGTAAACAACATGGAGACTGGTGAAGTTTCGAACCTTGAAGCTCTTGTCACACATGATCATGGTTCAAATGCGTTCATAGTTTCTTACAACGAACATTTTTCAGGAAACAATTCACTAATCACTTTGACAGCAGATATAGATGGGACAACTGTCAGATTGAGAGGCAGTGCGACAGTAGGATCAAACACACGAGTAACTGCATACAGAATTTTACTTGGTGACACAGAGAGTGCAGAAACAGGTTCGAATGTTAGAACGACTGCCACTGTGACCGACGTCACCAGTGCGGCTACAACTATAGACACTATCGACGCAACTGCTGTCGACGCCGCACACTACATAATAGTGGCAAGAACTGGTGGAGCAAGTGGAGGTGGCGCTACCGCAATGGAGGCGACCGTGGTGCATGATGGCACAAATGCCTTTGTTACACAGTACGGTGAATGTTCTTCAAAAACACAAGACGACACTGCCCATTTAACTTTATCAGCATCACACAATGGATCAAGCACAGTGACGCTACAGGCATCGGCAACAAATGCCGCTGGTGGTGGTGTCAATACCATTGTCACAGCTTACAGGATTGATCTTAAAGCACCTGAAAGTTCTACAGCAACAATTGACAGTTTTGCTATCGCAAATTTCAGGGGTGCCAAGTATTACATATCTGTAAACAACCTTGACAGTAATGAAGTCAGCAACGTAGAGTGTTTGGTTGTGCATGATGGTACCAATGCATTCATAAACCAGTACAACGAACATTTCAGTGGCAGTTCCAGTCTTTTCAACGGCGACCTAACCACAGACATTGACAGTGGTAATCTCAGATTAAGATGCGTTGTGGCAAATGACAACACAAGAATCACTTTCTATAAAGTTTTGTTGGCCGATGCGCCAACCACAGCAACACACACAAACACCAAAGTGATTGGTGGAGTGACGGCATCCAGCTCTGCCACAACAGTAGACACATTTAATGACACGTCTGTCGACGGAGCCCATTACGTGATTGTTGGATACAATTCCAGTGAGGCCGCGGCATCAATACAGGAAGCCAATGTGATCACAGAAGGAACAGATGCTTTTGTTTCGTCTGGACCATATGTCAGTACCAAGGGCACAAACCAATTAGATCTTACAGCTGAACATGATGGATCCAACACAGTGACATTGAAGGCATCATCGACATCTGGCAGTTCAACCAAGGTTGCCGCATATAGAGTACACATGAAGGCTCCAACAGGACAAACAGACAATTTAGACACCTTTGCAAAAGGCAGTTATAGAGGAGCCAAATATTATGTGTCAGCCAAAGAGACAGTAACCGGGTATATTGACACGCTGGAAGCAATGGTTGTGCATGATGGCACTAATTCATTTATTACTACATTCAATGAACATTTCTCACACGGGGCACTAGTCACTCTGACAACAGACATCAGTGGAAGTGATGTGAGATTAAGATGTGCAGGAAACATACCTGACATCCAGGTCAAGTTTTACAGAGTGTTATTGGCCGACAACGAGTCAGGATCAACAGGAACAGATTTCAACACTGTGGCCGCTTCAACGGTATCAAGTAGTGCCACAGCTATAGACACTTTTGAAGATACTAGTTTCACAGGTGCAAGTTACATAATAGTTGGATTCAACAACTCAGAATCAACAGCTTCGATCATGGAAGCCACTGTGCTTACCAATGGCACAGAAGCATTCGTGCATGAAGGGCCATATGTTTCATCAAAAGGAACACATCAACTGACATTGACAGCGGCACATAACGGGTCAAGCACAGTTACTCTTTCAGCGGCATCCACGTCTGGATCATCGACAACAGTGAATGCATTCAGGACTCACATGCATAGGGGAGATAGAGATCCATACACCACACTTGACTCATTTGCCCACTCCAGTGTACAGGCCGCAAACTATCTAGTGGCAATGAAGGATGGCGACAGCAGGGTACAGTTTTCAGAAGTAATGTTGGTCAGTGACGGCACCGACGCATACCACACAGAGTTTGACATAAACAGTGAGTCAACAACGGCTCCATTCATTACCATCACATCGGCAGTGAACGGTAGCAACGTGGAACTAAGGGCAGAAAGCACAATTGAACAGTCCACAACCATCACAAACATATTCAAGATACCTCTAGCGAGAGCAGTGGGGACACCGACTAACACTGCAACACTGGACAGTTTCAGTGTATCTGAATTCAGAAGTGCGTCATATGTGTTCTCAATATCAGATTCAGGCAGTGGTGAAAGAGGATTGTACGAAACAGGTGAAATAAGGATCACACACGACGGCACAACACCATATATGTCCGTATTTGGAAGAACCACAAACAGCACAGGTGATCTAGTGGAGTTCACAACAGACATATCAGGTGGCAATGTTAGACTCAGAGGAACGATAAGTAGTACTAACACACATGAAGTTACAGTGGTAAGAAGGTTAATGGTAGTATAACATGGCACAATTAGTATTAAATGTAGGACAAAACGCAAACGACGGAACGGGGGATACGTTACGAGATGCAATGATCAAGGTGAACACGAACTTCACCGAAATTTATGCATCACCCGGATTTGATCTAACAACCATTCAGGTTACAGGCAACGAAATTAGAGCTACCAGATCTGATGACGATTTAATATTCTCACCAGCTGGCGGTGGCGCAGTAGTGATGCCAGCAATAAGATTCAACGGTAACAATATTGAAGGAACCAGGACTAACGAAAATATAAATTTACTTCCTTCGGGATCAGGTTCGGTTGTATTTGGAGCAATTAAGATAGCCGGCACAACATTGAGCTCAGATGACTCAACAGCAATCAACATCAATGATGGTTTGATTGTTGACGGTGATTTGACAGTGTCTGGAACAATCTCATTTGCAGGTGCCATCTCAGCAGGATCGGGATCAACAGTCGGAAACTTAACTCTGGCAAATGGTTCTATTACAGACTCGAGTGGTGCAATAAGTTTTGGCAACGAAAATTTAACTACCACAGGAACAATGACTGCGGCAACAGGGTCCACAATAGGGAACCTTACCCTAGCAAATGGATCAATAACTGACTCCTCGGGTGCTATAAGTTTTGGAAATGAAAATTTAACCACAACAGGAACTATTACTGGTGCAACAGGATCTACAATAGGAAATTTAACATTGGCAAATGGCTCAATCACTGATTCGAGTGGAGCCATAAGTTTTGGAAACGAGAATTTAACAACATCAGGAACAATGACTGCTGGCACTTTGACCATGGCTGGTGCTTCTATCACAGATTCAAGTGGAGACATAAGTTTTGGTAATGAAAATTTAAGCACCACAGGAACATTTGATGTAACTGGTTTGACCACACTAGGAGCATTGACAGTAACCGGTGATATGAACATCACAGGTACTTTGGGTGTAGACAATTTAAACTTTTTTGACAACATTATATCATCTGATTCAAATGCAGACATTCGTTTAACACCAGGCGGTACAGGTTCTGTGATCATTGACAGCTTAACTATTGATGACAACATCAATATTACTGATAATGAGATTAAAGCGACAGCTTCAAATTCGAATCTAGTTATGTCACCTTCGGGAACAGGGCAAGTATCAATTGCCAAAGCAGATATCAACAGCGGTTCAATTGATGGCACTGCCATTGGTGCAACCACACCTGCGGCAGGTACATTTACAACATTGACAGTGACTTCAGCACTTACACTTGAAGGGATCACACTTGACGATAACACAGTGAAGACTAATTCGTCAAATGCAAACCTTGAACTGTCAGGTAACGGTACAGGTGGTGTCACAATAAGTGGGTTTACTTTCCCAACGTCAGATGGAAGTGCGAATCAGTTCCTTAAAACTGACGGATCAGGTACATTATCATTTGCCACTGCAGGTGCAACACTTAATAATTCAGATATTGCAGATGCTACGACAACAGTGGCAACTTCAACAACGTCTGTTTTGAATACTTTTGCTGTGGACACATACAGAAGTTGCAAATACTTTATATCCATAACAGATGCCACAAACAGCAGATTTGAGATAGTGGAAGCCAATGTTACGCACGACGGTACAGATGCTTACATCACAGTGTTTGGATCTACAACAGACCACACAGGCCCTTTGACAACATTCACAGCTGATATAAGCGGTGGTAATGTTAGAGTTCTAGTCACAAACACTTCAAGCGATAGCACAGTATTCAAGTTCCAAAGAGTTTCCATAGATATCTAATTTTACGTTAGGTTCTTAGAATTGATGCTAAATAATCTTATTAACAGAGGATTTTACACATGGCTAAACAAACAATAGGTATAGGATCAAGTGCAAACGACGGAACAGGTGATCCGTTAAGAACAGCATTTGACAAGATTAACGACAATTTCACAGAATTATATGGCTCAACAGCAGAAGCCAACGATTTAGTTGAGGACACTTCTCCGCAACTAGGTGGTGATATGGATGTAAATGGACAAAGAATTACATCAGCAAGATCAAACGAAGACATCATCTTATTACCAAACGGTACAGGTGGAGTAGTTGCTTCAGCAGTGAGAATAGCAGGAACAACATTGAGCTCAGATGATTCATCATCAATAACGATTGCAGAAGGCCTACAAGCCAATGGCGTAGTTAACATTGACGGAGCGGTTACGGCCACTTCGACTGTGGCAGTTACTGGTGCAACAACATTGTCAAGCACTTTGGCAGTGACAGGTGCAACAACTATTACAGATGCCTTGACAGCAACAAGTGTAACAACAAACGAAATCGTATCAAATGGATCCAACGCTGATATCACACTAGATCCAACAGGAACTGGTGACATCAACTTAACGGCAGGTGCTGATGTAAACTTACCAGCAAACATTGGTTTGACTTTCGGTGATGATGCTGAAAAGATCGAAGGTGACGGAACAGATTTAACTATTTCAGGAAACAACATCAATCTTACAGCGGTGGCAGACATCGTTGTACCTGCAAACGTGGGAATCACGTTTGGTACAGGTGAGAAGATTGAAGGTGACAGCACAGACCTTACAGTAACTTCAGGTGGTGCAATCAATTTAACTGCAACAACAGATGTAGTTGTACCTGCCAACGTTGGTGTAACATTTGGTACTGGTGAGAAGATCGAAGGTGACAACACAAACCTTACAGTAACATCAGGTGGACTATGTACTATCACAGCAACAGGTAACACAGTAATAACAAACAATGCGTTGATAAGCGGAACACTAACAACAACAGGTGCTGTAACTCATAATAGTGGTATCAACCCTGGAGTTACTACTCTTGTTGCAACCGGTGCCATCACGGTAGCGGCACACAGTGGAAGAACACTAAACATGGCAGAGGTTGACGGCAACGCGGCCGCTACATTTACACTTCCGGCGGCGACGGGCAGTGGAGCAGTATTCAAATTTGTTGTTGGGGTTGTTAACACATCCAACTACATTATCAAGGTAGCTGATGCAACTGACACAATCGACGGCATGGTTATTGTACAGAATGACTCTACAGCTGGTGGAACTGCATCTTTGATTGCATGGCCAACAGTGGCGGCTTCGGACACAATCACACTCAACGGTACTACAAGCGGTGGTGTTAGCATAGGTGACTATATCCTACTTACTGACATGATTGCTAACCAATACGTTGTGAGCGGTATGCTTAATGCAAGTGGTACGGAAGTTACACCATTTAGTGCAACAGTTAGTTAATAGTTAATAATACACTATATCACACACTGTAAATCGTTAGTACTCCAATAAATATCCATGTAAGGAGTATTTTAATGGCTACACCCGTGTGGACAACCACAGCTGGTAAACTGGCATCTATAAACGAACAAGCATCGTTTTCGCTACAACTAGAAGCGAACACAACTGATTCCACGGCCGTTGTATACTCATTGATTGCAGGAAGCCTACCATCAGGAATGTCTCTTACTTCCACAGGCTTATTAACAGGAACTCCGGCTGAGGTAGCAAAAAGAACTCTTTACACCTTCGTCGTGCGAGCCACGGCCGGATCCGCAATCACAGACAGAACATTTACAATAGATGTGTCAGGTGCAGATTCTCCTGTGTTTACAACAATAGCAGGACAACTTAACAAGCCTCTATCAGTTGTTTACACTTCTGATGACACCAGTGTAACCTGTGATAACATATCACAAACAACTGACATCACAGGTAACGTGACAGTGCTTGACGGATCATACATCGAGTATGACATAGTGGCGACAGATACAGACACCGCGGCAGGACAAAATCTTGTTTACGAAGTTGTCCAGGGCGAACTTCCTCCAGGAACAACATTATCAACAGGCGGAAAAATATCAGGTATTGTTGAATTAGCAATTGATGATCAGTATGGCCCACAAGGTGGTTATGACTTTGATGCTTATCCTGATTACTCGGCCTTAACTCCAAGTGATGGTGGAGATCCTCTTGATCCGCAAAATATCTTTGACCGGACAGTAATTTCAAAATCTAAATCTGTCAATTATGATTTCATAATAAGAGTCACAGACGGCGTATCTAGTGTTGATCGTAATTTTAACATTTTTGTTTACTCAGCAGACTACTGGATTGTTTCAAATTCAAATGTGACAGTGGATCAAATATCTATAGGTGACAATTCTATCACTATGGATTTACACACAGGTAGACCTCCAGTATTCATTACACCAAAAGACTTAGGAACATTTAGACACGACAACAGAGTTGTTATTATGATCGAAGTATCAGACTTTGACCCTTTGCAGAAGAATTTAGAATATACTATCACAGCAGGGGCTCTCCCATCAGGACTTTCTATTGATGTGTCCTCTGGAGAGATATACGGCTATCTACAAACATCGTCTGCTGTAGAAACAGATTACAGTTTTACAGTCAGAGCCAACAGAACAGTGGCAACAGGCTTGAATACATTTACTGAACGTACATTTACCATGAAGGTAATTGGTCAGATTGACATTGGAATATCTTTCATTACTCCCACTATTTTAGGAACACTGACAGCAGACATACCTAGCACATTTTCAATAGAAGCAGAGACGGAAACAGGACCGGTCGAACGTGTTTTATCATACAAGGTCACACAAGGCTCTTTACCAACAGGCATTACACTTTCACTAGCAGGCAATCTTATTGGAACAATAGATCCAAGTGACTTCACAGATTCCACACGTAGTTTTACATTCAGTGTGAATGCAAGTGACCAGTATGAAGCAGTTGGTACCACAAAAGAATTTACTCTCAACATAGACATACCATTCACACAGACAGAATATGGAAACTTATTAGGACACTCTACATCATTTGTAGATCAAAATGTTTTTTACAACATAGCACAAGATCCAAACATAAATTCACCAGAATACATATACAGGCCAGAGGATCCAAACTTTGGAATGAAAAATTTGCCTGAGATGTTATTACTTGCGGGCCTAGAGGCGCAAACACTTACTGTGTTTCAACAACAGATGGAACAGAACCATGCCCCTAAAACTTTATACTTTGGAGATTTAAAGACAGCAATAGCAAAAGAAGACGGAGTTGTAAAATACGAAGTTGTTTATGTTGAAATGAAAGACAACATGAGTAACGGCAAAGGTGAATCTGTTGCAAGTTCAATAAAATTAAGAGATGCTGTTGTCAAACCGATGTTAGGACCAAGAGCTTCTAGTACAAATGCAACCACAGACACAAATGTATATGAAGTGAGAACAGATGGTGGACTATCATTTAGCACTTCTGGATCAAAGATTAGATTTGCTAATCAATTGAGTGCTGACTTAGGAAGCATTACACATCTTTATCCTAACGCAGTCGCTAATATGAGAACTAGGATGAAAAGCCTAGGACACAAAGAGTATACGTATTTGCCATTGTGGATGAGAACACAACAAGCAAACACTCTAGGACCAATAGGGTATGTAATGGCTGTTCCTATATGTTTCTGTAAACCAGGCACTAGTGCTAGACTAAAGAAAAGAATTGAGGATAAAAAAATAGAACTTAAAAATATACAGTTCACTTTAGACGGATATAACATAAGCAAAAGTATTGTGTCTCCAGAAACTTTCATTGGAGACGGAAGCACGAAAACATTTGAACTAAATGAGATTGTACACGAAGAAGACATTTTGGTAAAAGAAGGATCGAACATTGTGTATCATGGCACTGGAGTGACAGCAGATCATAATAGCTTATTTTCCGGTCCAAGTTACTTGACTGCTGACGGCACATTAAGATCTTCAGATCACGAGCTAGGATTAAAACTAACACATGATCAAACAAGCAAGAAAACAACTATAACATTTACCAAACAAGTACCTGCAGAGGGCACTATTATCAAGGTGGAAAGGTTGAACGATAAATACCTAGCATTTAAAAATATAGGAATTTAAAAGTATGGCAAGTAAAATAGTACCAGGTAATATAGACGGAACTTTCCCAATAGCAGGACAAGATAACTCGTCACAGGGTTTTAGAGATAATTTTAACGCAATAAAAAATAATTTCACCGAAGCTAAAACAGACATAGAGTCATTACAGACTAATAAAGCATCATTGAATAGCTCTAGTGACTTCAACAACAATGAAGTTATAAAGGCAAAATTTAAAAATACTTCCGAAACTGTGTATGCACACGGAACTACAGGTGGAGCAATCACATTGAATCATAACAATGGCCATTACCAAACAATTACAACAAATGCATCAGTCACTTTAGCATTTACAAATATGCCTGCTACTGGACAACTTGGCAGAATTGTTTTGGACATTTCTTGTGCCAATGTAGCCCATACACTTACAATACCAAGTGCAGTATTAGTTGCGGATAATGTTACAGGTGGTGACGGGTCGTCAGACACAATTACGTTCCCAGATAACAAAAGATTTTTGTATGAATTTTTGACGCCAGACGGTGGAACAACTATCTTAATGCATCAAATAGGCAAAATCTACATCTAACAAGGAGTAGCTTATGTATTTCCATCCACTACAAGAAGAGATTGGAAATCTTTCAGACGAGGATATTTCAAAAAGAATAAAAGAGCTTTCGAGAAAAGTGAACACTGCCAAGAGATTTGGTAGAAATCCAGACATGCTGGCCCAACTTCAACACGCACTCTTCACATATCAAAACGCCATCAAAGAAAGAAGAATAGAAGCATGGCACAAGAACAACAAAAAGTTAAGGAACGAACCAGACCTAGGCGACCTAGTCAACATCGAGTAGTAAATACTTGCGATGTCAAACGTATTTTCTTGGAAGACTAAATTCAAATCAATTATCATAGTAGACGGTGAGTTATTTGGTAACGAGTATAATTTAAATATTTCTCTCACACCTCACACAGCAAATTTAAAAGAACAGACAGAGTACTTTGACAGATTGAAAAATCTTTTTGAACTTGTCTTTGCAAATACAATTACTACTTGGAGAAATGAAAAACTTTATCACAATTTAAAAAAATCTAGCAACAATAGATTTGTAGAACTACCTAGGCCACCATACGATCAGATCATGGCCGCAGTTTGCTTCTGCAAGGCGAATGCTATACTAGACAGTAAGATTACCATCAACTTCATAGAATTATCATCGTGGCAAGGTGATGGTATTACCTATACGGTTGACAAAGACAGCAAAGAGCTTATACTATTAGATGCACCGGACTGGTTCTCAGACAAATACACTAACTTTGACCCTTGGTGGTTGAGAGCAGACACGGCAACTTATGATGAAGAATTCGAAAAAGGCATATACACAGGACATTTTAGTTGGAATAATAATACGATTCCAGTTGACAAGAAGCACGAAGAACATGCTAAAATATTCGAGTTCAACCCGAAGGTATTAGATGGCGGCAAAGATAAAAATAAATGATCATGGTGACTGCATATTCACAGAACAGGATGCCATTGACGTACTATACACAAATCCAAACACAGATATTTCTAAGTTATTTTTTGATGACACAAAAAAATATAACGACAGTCTCAAAAAGCTAGGTATAGATCTACCTGCCATAAACACAGTACCAGACAGAGAAACACTATCAAAGTTTGACGAAAAAAACTGTGACCAATGGTACATGCCTGAGAAATACTACCAAGTCAATGTACTTGAATGGTTACTAGACAAATGTCAAAATGAAAACGAAAAAAAACGTGTTCAATCAGAATACGAATTGTTTGAAAAAAAGAAATTTATAAAAGTGTTGCAGTTTCTTATGTACTTTGTTGATACTTTACGAGCAAACAACATAGTATGGGGTGTAGGCAGAGGTTCGTCTGTGAGTAGTTTTTGCCTATTCCTAATAGGTGTACATAAAATAAATCCAATGCTTTATGATCTCGATTATCGTGAGTTCCTAAGATAATGACCAAATGTGCTGTTCCGTTTATAGAAGGTTTTACAAGTGACACTGGAACTTTTAGAAATTGCTGTGCAACCTACCCACATATTGAAAGTAAGCCGGGACAGAAGTTTAAGGAATGGTGGCACAGTAAAGAATTAAACGACTTTAGAGATTCTTTAAAAAAAGATAAGTTACCAAAAGCATGTCAAAGATGTGAAATAGCAGAAAAAGTACAAGGAAGTAGTTTCAGAACAGCAATTAATAAAACTGTTGATCTAGATAAAATAGACAGCAAATGGCCATCTAGATGGAATATCATTTTTGGTAATATTTGCAATCTGGCCTGTTGGTCATGCAACGAAACTAGTAGTAGCACCATTCAAATGCACAAAAAAAAATTAGGACTGCTACCATATAAGTTTAAAGATCCAGAATTAGTGTTTGAAAAAAATTGGAAAACCCTTAAGAAAGATATTCTAGAAAGTTACAATTATCATGATACTGTTTCCCTCACAATTCTAGGTGGCGAACCATTGTATAATAAAAAGGTGTTGGCATTTCTTGGTGAGCTAATAAGATCAAAACTTGCTCACAGAACAAGATTAGAGTTTCATACTAATGCTACCCAGGCAGGAGAAAAAATCAGAGAACTGTTGAGCACACAAACATGGAAATACATCTGTATTTTTTTAAGTATTGATGCAGTAGGTAAAAAAGCAGAGTGGCTAAGATATGGATCCAAATGGGACAAGTTGGAACAAAATATTCCTCACTTGGCCAAGTTATCAAATTATATCGAGATCCATTGTACTCTGGGAGTTCTAAACATATGTGATCTTCCTGGCCTCCATGAATATTGTAAAAAAAATTCAATTAAATTAAAAATTCATTTATTGAGTAACCCATGGTATATGTCGTTAGAGAACTGGGATGGTGATCCAGATCAATTAGTCAACGAAGATGTGTTGACAAAGCATGGATTCAAAGAATATTATCAACTAATTGGAAAAACACACAGAGCAGGATCTTCTCAGGCCCTAAAAAAATACATCGAATCGTTCAATACTATCAGAAAACCCTTGAAAGAGTTTGATCCGGTGTTAGCAGAGGTATTGAAAGTATAATATGAAAATTGATATAAAAAGCACTTATCCTATTGAGTCATATTATCTAAAAAATTTAAGAAATGAACAGATTGATTTCAAATTAGGAGAAGAATTTGCTTTAGACCATGGCTGGTATGAACTACACATACCTTATTCAGGAACAAAAAACAACTTCCAAGATATCGTGCTTAATGACGTGAGCCTCGAAGAGCTGATATACACCGGGTATTATACCGACGGGCAGAGCAAAATACATCAGCCAGCAACAGCAGTATGGGATAGCGGAGGTTGTTTCCGTATTTGGTTGCACAGTGATATTGGAGTATTCATGGAGAGAACTACAAGATGTTTGAGGGGCGGAGATTTTGGAACTAATTTATTTGACAAATACAGTTTGATTGTTGACCGGCCACATGATATAGACCCTAGCTATCCAATCGAAATAAGAAGTTTCTTCGGGACAGGAGACGGCCCATACTGGTGGAGAAATGACAGTGAATCTTTACCATACAAAAAAATTGCTTCGCCAGATCTTGACAAAGATTTGATTTTAAAAGAATGTGATACACTCTGCACTTATGAAAAAACGATTTCACCCAAGGAAAAAGAGGGCCAGGAGTACACTATTAAATCTACCCATCCAGATTGTATTTTTGATCTTCCATTTGCGAATTTTGATCCAATTAAATTTCCAAATTTGAAACAGCTTTTTGATTTTATAGGAATGAAGAGACCAATGAGTATAGGGGTCAATACATTGAATCCAGGAAAACATTTTCATATTCACCGAGACAGCGGAAATTATTCTAGAAAAGGTTTTGATTATGTCAAAGGATGTAGAATATTCTATTGGCTACTCACAGATCCAAAGGACATATACTTTAAATTTGGAAGATGTGGACTTTTACCATTAGACACTCCTCTGTTTATAAATTCAATCGAACACGTACATAGTGTTGTAAATCAAAGCAAGAAACCTCGACTGGTGATTTCTGTAGCTGGCGAATTTTACAATGATAAGTAAATGTAATAGGAGCATATTATTATGGTAGCAAGACCCACAAGAAAAAAAATGTACAGAACCATGCAAGGACGTATGGTTGATATTGAAAAATTAAGAGCGGCCAACGAATCTACTCAAGCAATTGGTAACATGAAAGTTAATGCAAGAGGTGATGTACTGGGAGTAGGTGGAAAAATAGTTACACCAAAGGAAGCAGTCATAAAAAAATATTACGAACAACCTAAAGGCAAAGTGAGTGAAGCACCTGCAAGAGTAGTGCAAACTCCAGCACCTCAACCGGTTAAAGTTGAGAAGAAAGCAGTGGAACCTAAAAAAGTAGCAACTCCTAGAGTGACAAAAGCGGCACCAAAGAAAGTGACTGCACCTCAAAAAGGTATTGAAGAAGCACTTGACGGCTTAGAATAAATCTAGTATAATAATACTAAGATGGACATAAAATCAGCACAGGCAAAAGGATTTGGAGGAGATGGTGGCAAACAATACACTGTCGAGAACGATATCACACCCCTAAAGAATCGAGTACTTGTTTCAGACATGCACTTTGGAGAGACCAAATCCAAAGGTGGTATTATACTAGTTGACGACGACGGCACAGCAGAAGGTATCCACCCTAGATGGGGCAAAGTTTATGCCGTGGGAAAACTACAAAATGATGTTGAAGTTGGCCAATGGGTAATGGTCGCACATGGCAGATGGTCAAGAGCTTTTAAACTCAAGAGAAAAGAAAAAGGATCAGCAGGCGACATCGGTGTTGAACTAGAAGTGAGAATGATAGATGAAAATGACATCTTGCTAGTCTCAGAAGAAGAACCAGATTTCAATAGACACAAGGCAGGGTACATCAACATGGGCGGTGCCCAACAGATGACTAAACTCCCTGGCAATGATTAAAATTATTTTATTCCGTGGTGGATTTGCTGGTGATCTAATCACAGCATTACACAATAAAGATTGTTTCATAGAACTTTTACCTAATGGCAAGATTGAACTAGATAAAGAAACTACATTACTACAAAACAGCAATGGAATGAGTATTCAACAAAAAGAAGAATACTTTGATAGGCAGAATATCATATCTTGTTGCGATAGTGAATTTGCATTGAAGCATCAAAAAAATACACTTGTAATAAAATGCGATGATCCATTAGTGTCAGGGTTTTTATGTAAAAGATTCAAGATGTATAATCCAGAATACTTTACTAATACTTCCATTAATGAATACAATGAAGATGTCAGCAAATGGAACAGTTTCTGGCCGCAAAGATTTCAACAGCAGTTGGATATTTCTGATATATTTTCAAATGCAAACTTTTTGGACAAACTAGATATTACAATAAACGAAGATGAAAAAATGCTATTCCAACGTTGGAAAGTGATTAATGAAAAAAATTTTGTAATCCATAAAGAAACTGTCGATCAATAGAGAAACAAGCATGGATTATATTACTAGGTCTTAATTTTAGTTCTTTACAAATTTTAAAATATTCGTATTTGTATTTTTTGCAAAGATAATCAATTGGAAAACGCTCCATATATTGTCTGGCGACGTATAAAGCCAAACGAGATACAGCATTTGTTTTATTCAGTATTGTTACAGTGTCTTGCGTATCAGTTTTTCTCGACCATCTAATGCCTACCTTGTTCCAATGCAAAGAATAGGCCTTACTCAAACTCATTGCAAAACTTTTTATACAGGGTTGATCAAAATCAAAGTAAATGTCAAATGCAGACACAAGCCATGCACAGTCTATATGCACATCTATATTTTTTTCATTGCAAATTTTTAAAATATTTTCCATTTGCCTGTGTGTTCCTAGATGTCCTGGGAAAGGCATAGCAATTAATAATGGTTTGTTGGCATGAAGTGTATCCACTGTTGTGTATTTTATTGCAGGATTTAATGTTTTATAATAATGATAGTCATGCTCAAAGATTTGTAGGCCGTCTAGCCCGTTCTTCGAAATTAAATTATCAATATATTGCTGACATCCGGCAATAATATCATGCTGTGGAAAAGAATCAAATCCTGATAGCTTGTTTACTGTTGTATTTTTAAAATGGTTTACAGCATCTTTTTTGAATTCTTCAAGATCTAACTTTCTACAATCAGGAACATTGATATTTGCTCTTAGTTCGTCAAAAACATCTGTGTTTAATGGCGGCAGTTCAGGATGTATTAGCAGTTTTTTATTATACATAAGTGTGAGTAATAAAATATTGTTTAGATTCGATGCCTTTGCTTTTAAAATCTGAACTGGCATGTAGCAAATCACTTTCCCACCAGATCAACGAGTTTTCCTCCCATTTTACACAATCAAGTAGTTTTTCATTGTTGTCGTAAAAACATGTCGAGACTTCGTTATATTTTTCTTTTCTATTGTCAACACTATAAGGAATCAGTATACTCAAATAATGCTTTCCTTCTGCTCCTTCGGGCAAAGGTTTGATATCATCGTGTATTGGAAATGCTGAATGTAAGTCAATCAAAGAAGAAAAAATTAATTTTGTGTCTTCTGAGAATGATTCAATTAACTGTGGCATCACTTTTTTCGTAAACCAATTGTATGACAAGCATTTCTTATCTATCCCCCAACAGTTGTCACCAGAATCAGTTTTGGTAATTGTATTTTTCTTAAAGATATCCTGCCATTCATCAAGCAGGTCGCTTGAAAATTTATTTTTTATAATACCAAACTTGTTTGTCATAGAAATATTTAACATTTGCTATTATCAAGCAAATATTTTATAATATAGAATGAAAATTAAAAAGGTCAATGTTGAAATACAAAAACTAGTCACCATGGCAGAGCTAGGGCTGGGTGCAGTTCGTCCGCTGAACAAAGAAAAGAGAACATGGATTAACAAACTGAAAAAAGAAGGGGCATGGGATCCAATTCTTGTAACACCAATAAAGGATTCAGGATATTACTTGTTAACAGATGGTTGGCACAGGGTACAGGCGGCAAAAGAATTGAAGAAAAAAACTATCAACGCATTACAATTACCAGCAAACGCAGGATTAAGTATGGCCAAAGCAAATAAAATTCTACGAGACATAGATAGAGAATTTAAATTCAAACTTAATTGTAGCGACATAATAGGACATTGGGCTATGATGCAAACACTATTAGAAGAGTAGACATAAAAAAAATATCTGTTATAATATGAGCATGATACAACGTTTTGGTTTTTGCTGTAAATGGCTAAACAATGAGTCTGAGTTTGGTGGCATGAAAGTCAATGCCAAAGACAGAGAACTTAACGGCAGATCAACAACCATGCGTTGGTTGAGAGAACACAAAGACGAAGCCGAACAACGACAATGGGATATACTCACACACAACACACTGGCCGCACGTAGATTGGTGCAACGTGTTGGTAGCTTACCACCTGAACGTAGGATGGTAAGGCTAGGTAGTGAGATGCTACAAGGATACACAGAGAAAGACTGGAAGGCATGGTGGCAACAACCTGAATTGCAAAGTCACCTGGCAAAGTTGTTTGCACCCGTAGGTGAAATGGCAAGAAAATTAGATGTAAAAATTAGTTTCCACCCTGGACAATTCTGTGTGCTTTCAAGTGTGACTCCAGACATCGTTGAACGTAGCATAGAAGAATTTGAATATCATGCAGACATGGCAAGATGGATGGGATTCGGCAAATCATTCCAAGACGGTTGCAAGATAAATGTACACATCTCAGGTAAGCAAGGACCAGACGGTATTATCAAAGCACTACCTAGACTATCGCAAGAGGCAAGGAATTTAATTACCATAGAGAATGACGAGATGTCGCATGGGCTTGATCAATCACTGATGCTTGAAAAACATCTAGCACTGGTTCTGGACATACATCACCATTGGATCCGAGATGAAGAATATATAGAAGCCACAGATGACAGAGTCAAGAGAGTCATAGACTCATGGCGTGGTGTGAGACCTTCCATGCACTACTCTTATTCAAGAGACGAACACCTTGCAGTCGCAGGATTGACAGACACTATGCACACAGAGATGCACAACATGAAAGATTTACTAGACAGAGGTTGCAAGAAACAGAAACTACGAGCACACTCGGATCTATTACCAAACAGAAAGGTGAATGATTGGGCATTGAGTTTCTCCGAGAACTTTGATATTCAAGTAGAGGCCAAAGGTAAAAACATGGCCACGGAACAATTATATAGACAATACCTAGACAATTCTGTATAATCATTACACTAACAGGAGATAAAAAATGAAAATACTTTGTATTTTATACGATGACCCAAAAGGCGGAATGCCTAAGTCTTATCCACTTACGGATTTACCCAAGTTAGAAAAGTATCCAGACGGTATGACACTACCATCACCAAAAGGCAGAGATTTTAATGCGGGTGAACTGTTAGGTTGTGTATCTGGCGAACTTGGACTAAGAAAGTTTCTAGAAGACGCAGGACATGAACT